CGACTTCTCCTCTACGACCACCGAAACCAGGAATTTTATCAAAAAATTCTGCCTCTTGATAAACTGAAACTGCGTCAAACGCTAATGGATGGACGATAGACCAAGCAACACCTGTTCCTAAGGTGGCATCTGGAACTGCGACTAATTTAGCACCGCCGAATAGTAATGCAACTTCGGCTGACATATCGCCATTCCAAGCACCCATAGAAATATACGCTTTGTTAATGTTCGCTTCATCGAGTTTTGCTTTTTCGCTAACTGCAATATAAACAATACATTCTCCCCACTTAATACGCTTTTGTTCTAAAACTGCTTTATCAGCAAGTAAGAAACCTACGATATTAAGAGAAGTAATAGATGCGTGGGCGGAGTGGTTACTTTCTAAACCATTTAATTTACCAAAACGATATGCGTCAATGGTAGGAATAGCATTTTTGATAAGGTAGTGGTTGAATAAACGAACCGTGCCTCCCTCAATTTGTGCTTCCTCTTGATCCATAAGGTCAATGTATAACTTATCTCCAACATCTTGTGTCAATTCTTTCTCAACACGAGTGCTAGTGAAGTTAAGGGCTGGATAGCCACTATCACGATTGAATGTTCCCATTCCGCTGGAACCTAATACGACTTGGTCGTATGAAATGTATTTCCCACGATGGGAAATAAGAGGTTTAACTAAATCTTGTGTTAAACTTTGAGTATTGAACATACCTAAAACCATTTCTTGGTTGTTGATATATTCTCTACAATAAACGCTGAATGTGTTTGCCATAATAACTCTCCTTTCAAATAATAAGTTTTATCGCATTTTTGCGAACTCTTTCATTTTTTCTGCTTTGGCATCAACGGGGTTTCCACTTCCAACAACATTTGTGGTAATGGTTGCTCCCTTTGGTAAAACAGAAGTGAGTTCGGCTTTAATTGTTTTGATTACTTCGGGAACTTTATCATCTTCCGCATTAAGTAATCTCGTGTCATTAACGAAGAATGCTGGAATACCTGCATCCGTTAATTTTTTTGTCAAATCGACTTGCTTTTTATAACTTCTTAGAGTTGCCAATTCTTGCTCTCTGGCTTTGGTTTCTTCTTCAAAGTTCTTTTTAGCAATTTCCTCCGCACTTAAAGTCGCTTCTTCTTTTGCCTTTTTAATAAGGTTTTCCTGTTCTTGCTTTGCCTTAATTCTAACACTAGCCATATCGCTATCGTGTTGTTTTTTAAGTTCGGCTTCCTTTTCTTCCAATTTGGCTTTAATTGCTTCGTCTAGTTCTTCTTGGGTAAATACTTTTTCCATATAGAACTCCTTTCTCTTACTTTTTTTACTATGTAAGGTATAGTTTTTTTTGGGATTACTCCCCACCACTTAAAGTTAAGTAGGCAAACATTTTATGATAAACAACTATTCGTCGCTATCAACTTTTTTATTCGCTAGACCTAGTGCGTTATTTCGCTCGTTGTCTAACTGACCTTTGTCGGTAATAACTTTGTCTTGTCGCTCTTTGTTAGTTTCATTCATTCCGTTATTACTATTATTATTTTGTGTTTCTTTTGTGCGTTTGTCAACATATTCGTTATATTTAGTCATTCCCTTAATATAATTTTGAACTGATTTAACCCAAGAAATGTGTTGCAATGCACTCTCTGGGTTGAGAACCTTTGCATTAGCCAAGTTAGCGATTTGTGTAATCATATCTAAGTCATTACTTGGTAAGTCGTGTGAATATTCAAGAGAAACTAAGTCTAAATCGAATACATACTCACTTGCTTTATTATCGTATTTGTTGCAAAAATCAAGAATTAAATCTAAAACTTTCAAATATGGTTCGGTAAAAAATAATTCTTTCTCTTTACACAAGTCCATAAGTGGTTTTGTTTTAATTTTAATAATTGGATCGCTTGCGTTTTGCGAGAAATCAACCGAACTTAAATCTGGAACTCGGCAAATGTAATGAATATTTTGTTTAATGTCATTGGCTAGTGTTTGTAATTCTAATTGATTTAACGGGTTAGACAAGAACTTAGCGTCAACATCTTCTCCCTCAACTGGTAAAACTCTATGCTCTCTCAACATATCAAGCATTGTGTCAACTTCGGTTTGGTCGCCAACACGAACATTCTTTAACATTAAAACATAGTTAACAATATCGTGAACATTTAAGCACCTATTATTTTGTAGGTTATTATAGATAGAAATTAGGTCTTTAACGCATTCAAAATCTCCTTTTAGTTCTTCATTGTTTGGAAACTCGATGATAGGAATGTCTTTGAAATTATGCTTTACAACACTTAAAAAATTTCCATCACTTGTTTTGAATGATAAAAATGGTTTAACAAAGTCTTTTCTAGCACTTGGTTTCATTGGGTCATCAATGGTTGTGTCAAGAGTTTCATATACATACAAATTTTCTTTGGTATAAACATAAACTAGATAATTTTTAGTTAACCGATTACTAACTAATTTTTCGTTTGAAACAATGTTAAATGCCAATAAAGGTTTTTGGGCAAGTGTGCAATCATATACTACATCACAAAATTGTGGGTTCAAAGTTCTAAATCTTGGGAATATGTCCCCAACTTCATTGTATAGTGCTAAAAAGCCACTTCCGTAAATAGATGCTGATTTTCCAACACTAAAAGTTTCTTTATGATATTGTCTAGCATATAGTTTTCGCTTAAAAGTTTCGCACTTATCCTTTTGTTCCTTCTTACCACTAGAAATAATGTCTGGTTCTTCGCCGATAAACGCTTTTGTCGCTGTATCCGTAATCGGTTTCGCAAAGTTAAAAATCTTTGGTTCAAATGTCGTATCATCTTTAACAATAATGTTTGGCAATATTCCATTATAAAAATCTTGGTTCTCTTTAACTTTTAACGCATTTCCTTCTTTTGAAACAACCTTAATATAAATTAACTTATTAACAACTTTTGCTAATTGTTCTTTATTTGACAATGTTTCTTCGCTAATGTTTAGTTTTATCATACCTTAATACCTCTCCATGCCTCTGCCAAACTAATGAATTTGCTATCGGCTATTATCCTTCCTACATTTTTGTAATGCCATGAGTTCAAATATTGTGTCATAGCGTCAACCTCGTCATCGTTCTTGCTATTTGGAAACTTTAACAATTCTTCAACAAACTCATCTATCGAGTTATCAATTTCCTTGCAAGGTAAGAATATGTTTCCGCTATCGAAGTATGGAGTAATCGCATTTGCTCTACCGATTTTATCAACCATTTTAGGGTCAAATGCCTCAAATCCACCGATAACCGAGTTCAAACTATCAATAACTGCTTGTCCGTTTGCTTTCTTTTCGACTATCTTTCTTCTAGCGAGTGGATATTCTATACTTACTAACTTTATTTTTTCACACATTTCAACAAATGTTAATCTTTTTTTAATTCTTTTGAGTAAATAGTGGTTTGCACCTACTCTACCCCACACTTGAATTGCACAAAAGTCGTTTTCCTTTTTAATGCCACCAAATGTTAAATCGCAAGATATTGCCATCTCTTCAAAAGAACTAGGTTTGTTTTGTTCGGTATAAAACCTTAATGTATCTCGCTTAAATATTTCTCCACCATCTATGCTGGGTTGTCCTTGATATAAAGCAGTCCACACTTTAAGTCCCACACTTTTTTGAGTTTGAATTGCCCAATCAGTGTCAAATCCTAATTCTGGGCAAAGCGTTTGACCTTCTTTTCGTTTAAGTGGGTCTTTATGGGGGTTATCGCAAACGCAAGGTATGTTTATGACTATCCACCCATCTTCTTTGCTTAGCACGCCAGCCAAATCTTCTTCGTGCCATCTAGTTTGAATTAGTATGATAGCGTTGCCTTTTCCTTGCGTTCGTGTGTAAATACTATCTCGGTATATTTGTTCTATTAATTTTCTATTAGTAGGACTATTTGCGTCTTGACTATTCTTGTAAGGGTCATCAATGATAATAAGTTCTCCGCCATTTCCAGTAATTCCACCGAGAACACCAACGCCCATAACTCCACCTTTTCGCCCTTTGATTTGATATAAGGTCTTGTTATCTTGGCTTTCGCTAATTTCAATTCCAAATATATCTTTTCCGTATTCCCTAGTCTTTTTTCGGTTTGCGTCCTCAAACTTTTCTGCAAGGTCTGCATTATAAGCGGTTAGAATTGCGTTATTGTCGGGGTTTCTGCCAACATACCAACTTGGTAATGCGTTAGTAACGGTTTCCGTTTTTCCGTGTCTCGGTGGAACGCTTAATACGATACGCACCTTTTCGCCTTTTTCAACTCGCTTAACAACGCTATCGCAAACCATCGCTAGAAATATATGAAACTTAGTCCAAACATAACTTGGGTTTACATATTTTAGGTATTCGATATAACTTTCTTTCGCCTTACGCATTTGTATAAGTTGTTTTGCTTGTTGCTTTTGCGTTTCGGTTAATTTTGCTAAAACGGATTTCACATCATAAGAAACTTGTTCCTCTTTTTGAAAGTTGGTAGAAATATCGCTCATCTTTTTGAGTTTCTTTATATCGCTTTTT